AGAATCTCCCTCAGCGAATAGGCGTCCCGTAGCCAGTCGGGTGCATATGTGGTAACAGCATATGCAAAGTATCGACAACCTACTTAACTGCGTGGTTTGCTCTGCTGGGAAACCGGCAACAAACCTAATGCGGACAGGGCATGGTCTATGACATAGCGAAGATAAGGCGACTACACACACGCAGGGCATTGCCCTACGCCGGATGATAACTATGAAGCATTCCATGAACGACACCCGCAGGGAACGTGAACCGGGATGAGCGAAAGCGAATGCCGCCTGAAGAAATGAAGGCGGATAAACCGGGATATGCACGAACGACGAACGCTATCGTAGGACAAAACGCAAGGCCATAAACGAGTAGACCATTCGCAGGGTAGCCACTCCCTGCGCACACACGCTGTAGTCAGCCTGAAGGGAACTGCATCGCAGACCCCTTTTGGGTGCATACCGCATCACTTTCCTACACGTAGGAAACACCAACTACACCAAGCAAAACTCGCAACTGAGAAAGGCAACCATGAGCCACAAACTCCTCTGCACCCACTGCTGGGGTGGGCACGTTGACTACCGACGCGCCGCCCTCGGATACCGCACCTGCATGGACTGCGGTGAAGCCCTTGCCAAGTCCCGCAAACACACCGTTGTGCCCGTGTCAAAATCCAATTACATTATGGTCTCCGATCCGGAGTTACTTAAAGGACTGAACAAGTATGCGAACACGTAACAAGCCACACACAATCGAGTCCCTCAAAGAGTTGACTACCCCAAACGGGGATTGTTGGATATGGCAAGGGGCTTCCCACACGGGTACTGGGTATGGGGTCGTTGTGTACAAGGGGAAACAAACCACTGTTCATAGGGCCATGTATCAGTTAATTACTGGCCAAGCGCTATCTCAAGACATGGAGGTTGACCACATATGCAACACCCGCCTGTGTATCAACCCCGCGCACTTACAAGCCGTAAGCCATGCTGAAAACATGCGCCTTGGGCGGGAGCGACGAACCCATTGCCGCGCTGGGCATAAGTGGAATGACACCAACACATACGTAACTACCGTCAAACGTAGGCAAGGAGGTACTCGTGAGCAGCGTTACTGCCGTGTGTGTAGAGCCATAGCCCAGCAAAACCTTCGCAACCGGCTCATCACCAACCCCGACACCCTGAAGCAACTCAACCCTAAGAGGACAACATGAAATGCTGGATTGTTTGCCGCCCCTGCGATGACTCGTATTACGAGGGCCACGCCACGGGCGTAGTGTTCACCGATGAAGCCAAGGCCAAGGCGTACATCGACGAGATCAATGGCCCAGACACGGAAGACCCGATGTGGGATTGGAGCGCACTGTATTTAACCGAAGGAGAAATCAAATGAAGAACCCCGACAACCTGCATGACGCACTGACGCACCTGCACACCCTGCTGGCTGGCATAGCCATGGATGCAAGCCATGAGAACGACCGCGTCATCGAGTCGTACCCCGAATACTTTGAGCCCATCAAAGATGCCGCGCTCGATGCTCACCTGCTGGTGACATGGATCAAAGACAACCTGAGCTACCCACCCCGGTAACTCCTACCCGTAGGAAAAACACGGTACACCCCCTGCCGACTCAGGGGGTATTCGCAATTGAAAGACAAGAGCTATGCCTTACACAACCGACCCCGCATACAACCCCTACGACATGAAGCGTGTGATGGACCAAGCGCACTGGATCGTGTGCAACCACCGCGAGTGGTTCAACCGAGAGGTTAAGTCCGCCAACATACACAAGTTCGTCATCAAGGCCATCGAGATGGCCCGCCCTGACAATTGGCAGCACCTGATGCTTCAGTGGCCGCACATGGCCGACAACGCAGCGGGCGACTACACCAAGCTGGCCTACACCCGTGATGAGCGGGCAGGCATCGCCAACAGGCAAGTGGTCACCACCCTTGGCAAGTACCTGCGGCAGCACTTCAGTGTGCTGCCCGACGAGGCCATCCGTGACATTGTTGCGCTGGCTCAATCCGATGGGGCGCATTTCAAGATCGTGAACACCACTGCCGAGATGATCTACCACTTGGCCCGTGGCCCCGGCTCTTGCATGAAATGGGATGCGGACGGCATAGCCGACATGACAGGTGATATGCGTCACCCGTATGAGGCGTACAGCCCAGCGCTTGGCTGGGCCATGGCCGTGCGCATCGAGGCCAACGACACCGTGGGCCGTGCTCTGGTCAACGAGACCAATGGCGTCAAGATATTCGTGCGTACCTACAAGAAGTCATCGGGCTACAGCCCTGCCGACGAGCAGCTCGAAGCGTGGCTGAAAGAGCAGGGCTACCAGCGCGCTAACTCATGGGTCGGGCGGCGGCTTAAGGTCATAGCCACCGACGAGTTCGACTGCGGGTTCATCGCACCGTACCTTGACGGTGACTACAAGGATGTGGTTCGTGACGGTGCCAACCTAGTCATCACTCGCACTGACGGTGAGTTCACCTGCGGCAACACCGATGGCTCAGCCGATGAGCGTGGGGGTGATGATTGCAGCGAATGCGGTTACCGTGTGCGTGACGGTGACGGCTACTGGGTCGGCGCATACGAGGAAGATCATATCTGCGAATCCTGCTGCGAGAACAGCTATGTGTATGCCTATGGCCGCAACGGCAATCAGTACTACGTCCATGGGCATTGCGCCGTGTACGTCGACTCACAGAGCGAGTATTACCACGAGAGCTACCTCGACAACAACGATATCGTGCAGTTGCGCAACGGTGAGTATGAGCACACGGACGACGCCGTTGAGATTGACGGTGATTGGTACCACATTGACGATGACCGCATCGTGCGCTGCGTAGACGACGATGAGTTCCACCTCATACGTGATGTGTACCTCCATGAGGATAGCGGCGAGTACTACGCCGACGAGGACGAGATGCCCAAGGACGATGAGTCCGAGGACGACGAGCCCACACCCGAATAATCCCTACCCGTAGGAAAAACCATGCTTAACAAAAAATCACCCCTCTATCTCACCCTTGCCCGTGCCCTGTCCATCAAGCGCCCACACAGCACCGATGGCTCACACAATACCAAGTACTTCACAGCGTGGCTGTATGACCACCTGCCTGTCCACCTCAAGGACAGCGAGAACGTATGGCTCGACGCAGCGGACAACCTGCACATCGACACCCGCATCGACGCGACCAACCGCACACTGTTCGTGGCCCACGTTGACACGGTGCATCGTGAGCTTGGCCCCAACAAGATACGCAAGACCAAGAGCAAGTGGTATGCGGACGGTGCGCCTCTGGGTGCAGATGACGGTGCGGGCTGCGCCATGCTCATGCACCTGATACACAACCATGTGCCTGCCTACTACGTCTTCACGCAGGGCGAGGAGTGTGGCGGCATCGGTGCCAAGTTCCTGTCCGACAACTACCCCACATTGCTTGGCGAGTTCAGCCGTGCCATCGCGTTCGACAGGCGCGGCATCGACAGCGTTATCAGTCACCAAGGGTGGGGGCGTTGTTGCTCCGATGGGTTTGCACAAGCCCTGTCCGATGCGCTCAACGCAGGCAACGACAACATGATGTACCTGCCCGACGACACAGGGGTGTACACCGACACAGCCGAGTTCACATACGTCATCCCCGAATGCACCAACATCAGCGTAGGGTATGACCACGAGCATTCAGCAAAAGAGGAGCTGGACATCTTCCACTTCACCAACCTTGCCGACGCCGTGCTCAAGGTTCAGTGGGACCTGCTGCCCACACAGCGCGACCCGCTTGAGCCTGAGCGCAAGGGCAAGAACTGGCTGCTATCCACGGACGTAGCCGACTACGCTGACGATTACGACACCGAGATCAACGAGATGTACGAGTGCCTCGACCTAGCACGGGGCGGGCGGCTTAGCCCGCTGGTTCAGTTCATGGCGGCCATGGTGTACCCCGAAGACTACGAGCTTGCCGAGCGGTTCATCGACCGCAAGAAGTTCACCGACGATGTGCTGGACACCGCCGAGCAGATGCTCAGCTACATGGGCCCTGAAGCCGTGTGCTGCGAGTTGTTCGATGAAGTTTATGTGGGGACCTGATGAGACGCAGCAAGCAAAGATACGGGCTGCCCAAGCCCATACCCACGGAGCGCAGGAAGCCTGCGTACATCGTAGAGCTGCTGGTGGTGGGCATCGCGCTCATCGTCGTAGCTCTTGACACCTTTTATTGGAGGGCTGGATAGCATCGGAACAGATACACACCGCACCTTTACCCCAACTTGACTTTGTAACCTTTATCTTGTAAACTACGTATTCCAATCAATCTTGGAGAAGCAAATCATGTCAAACATCAAACAAATCACCTTCGACAGAACCATCAAAACTCTGGCCGCTCTTGGCGTTGAGTACATCATCAAAGACAGTGAGGGCGTAGTGCATACGCTGGGCAACCTCTGCCTTGCAGAAGCACCGCCAGAGAAGAAACGCCAGAAGCGCAGCGGCCTGCCGCACGGCGACCTGAGCGGGTACGTTGCAACCTACATGGGCAAGATGGTAGTGGGCGATGTAGTCTGTGTGCCCATGTATGAGGGCGGCAACTTGAAGTCCTTGCATAGCGCCGTGAGCAGCTACGCTGCCCGTGTCTGGGGTAATGGCAATGGCACCACCCACAAGGATGTGGCCAACAACTGCATCGAAGTCATGAGGGTTGGCTGAGATGGATACCCGCATGCTCAAACATGTGCGGGAGATGTGGAGCGTGGCCTATGTGCCACGCGAAACCAACCGTGCCAACCAACGCAAGTGGGTGCGCTCTGTGCGCATACTGGGTGACAAGTGGGTGCTGGCCAAGTACATCACCCGCAAGACTTAAAAATTTTCTCCTACACGTAGGAAACATCTTTCACACAACGAGGTAATCATGAAACCAAAAACCCTTTCCGGTTCCGCCATGCTGCTGGACCTGCACATCTCCACCTACACGGGCCGCAAGCAAGACAAGGCCACTGCCGAGGAGGTCAACACCGCCAAGAATGCCAAGAGCAAGAAGGCATCGAGCGTGTACAAGTCCCTGTTCGCAGATGACGCTGACCTCGAAGCCATCGTTGCGTACGGTGGCAAGGTGCGTAGCTGGCTGTATGACGTCACGCTGCCGTGGTCTGACGGCGGCACAAGGCTTGTGCCCACGAGCAAGTTCTTCGACATCAGCCACGAGCTGAACCAGCACGACCAAGAGTTCTTCAAACTGGTGCAGCGGTTCCTCACCAACTACAGCACCAAGGTGTCGGCGCAAGCGTTCAAGCTGGGCAAGTTGTTCCTTGCAACCGAGTACCCGACAGCCGGGGAGATTCAAAACAAGTTCGGGTTCACGTTCGTGTTCACCCCTGTGCCGCAAGCCGGGGACTTCCGCGTAGACCTGCCCGCCGAAGCATTGGCACAGGTCGAGGCCAACTTCGAGCAGGCCGTGAGCAAGCGTGTGCAGACCGTGATGCAAGAGCCGTGGGAGCGGCTGTACAAAGAGGTCAGCCACATCAAAGACAAGATGATCGACAAGGAGGATGGCAAACCACAGAAGCTGTATCAATCCATGCTGGACAACGCCCTCGCTCTGTGCGAGACTTTGAAATCACTTAACATTATGAATGACCCCGACCTTGAGGCGGCTCGTCGTGCGCTTGAGCTTTCACTGACCAACGTGGATATCAAGTCACTGCGGCAATCGCCTGAGGTGCGTGGCGCTATCAAGGCCAAGATGCAAGACTTGACCGACAAATTTTCCCTAGAACTGTAATCAAAGAAAGAAGCCATCATGAAGAAGCAAGCCTACTCTATCCAGACCACGTACGCTGAGACCGTGGACCTCATCGCAGCCATCGGCCATGAGGTATCTGTAGTTGTCGAGGGCCACATCGGCTCCGGCAAGTCCAGCCTTATCAACACGCTAGCTGAGCGCTTTCCCACACATCGCAAGGTGTACATGGACATGACCGTGATGCACGAGGGTGACATCCGCATCCCTGCTATCAACCATGAGCGCAAGACCACCGAGTTCTACTACAACGAGTCGTTCGGGTTGCATGACAACGTGCCTGTGATCCTCATGCTCGATGAGTACGGCAAGGCCAGCAAGCCTGTCAAGGACGCAACCATGTCGGCGCTGGTCGAGCGCAGGTTCGGCAACGCCCGTATGCACCCCAGCAGCATCGTGCTTGCCACGACCAACCTTGGTGCGGAGAACGTGGGTGATGTATTCCAAGCACACCACCGCAACCGTGTGACCACCGTGAAGATGGCAAAGACAGATGCTGAAACGTGGATCAACACATGGGCCAAGTTCAACAACATCGCCCCTGAAATCCTCATGTGGGTGGGTGAGCGCCCTGATGTGCTGCACCCATACGACTACTACGACAACGCCAATGACAACGTGCATATCTACCACCCCAAGGCACAGCGGGCAGCGTTCGTGACGCACCGCTCACTGGAGCAGGCATCGAAGATCATCAACCACCGTGACCACTTCAGCCCTGTTGCGCTTGAGTCTGCCCTTGCAGGTACGGTCGGTGCCCCTGCGGCTGTGGACTTGCAGGCATGGATCGCCATGGGTGACAGCCTGCCCAAGCGGGCCGAGATCATCAGTGACCCCACCGGGGCGCGTGTACCCACTCAGGTGGCAGGCAAGCTCATGCTCACATACCAAGCGATCAATTGGGTGGATGACACGACCATCGAGCCGTGGATGGATTACATGGCCCGCATGAACAAGGAAGTGCAGGCTTTGTTCTGCACCACCGTCATCAAGAAGCCCAACAAGTTGTTCGTGCTTGAGTGTGACAAGTTCACCAGCTTCGCCATCAAGAACCAATACCTCTTTGCATAATCATGAGACTTACACCACACCAACGAGTTGAGCGGGCGGCTGTCTCGCTCATGCGGGACCGTGACTTCATGTTCCTTGCAGGCATCCTTGTCTATGGCAACACTGAGGTGGTCGACGACTCGACCATCACAGCCCGCACCGATGGGGTCAACGTCACATACGGTGAGCAGTTCATCGATAAGCTGACTGACCCTGAGCTGATGGGCCTTGTGCTGCATGAGAAGCTGCACTGTGCGTTCAAGCATATGTCCACATGGCACCGCCAGTATGAGGAGAACCCCATGCTGGCCAACATGGCGTGTGACTATGTGATCAACCTCATCATCTACGACAGGTACGCCCACGACCACTTCGTCAAGCTACCCGATGGCGGCTGCCTCGACGAGAAGTACCGTGGCATGGATGCAGGCGAGGTGTATCGTTTGCTTGTGCAGAAGTACGGTGACGATGCGGGTGCGCAGCAGCAACTGGGCAAGCAAGGCTTCGACGAGCATGACTGGAGCAACGCCTCTGGTATGTCGCAAGAGGACATTGACAACCTCACACGGGAGGTGGACCAAGCACTGCGCCAAGGCGGCATCCTTGCCAGCAAGGCAGGGGCTAACGTGGACCGAGCCATTGCCGATATGCTGGAGCCCAAGGTGGACTGGCGTGATGCACTGCGTCAGTTTGTCAGCAACAGCAAGCCCGGTGATGACTACACCACGTTCCGCCGCTTGGACCGCAGGTTCCTCAGTCAGGGCATGGTCCTTGCCACACCGTACAGTGACCACCTGCACCGCGTGACGCTGGCCGTGGATACCTCAGGGTCCATCGACAATCAAACACTGTCCGAGTTCCTTGCCGAGGCGCAGGGCGTGTGCGAGTCAGTCAAGCCCAGCATCGTGGACATCATGTATTGGGGGGACAGTGTGGCAGCGCACGAGGTCTATGAGGGGACAACGATTGAGACGATGCGTAACAGCACCAAACCAAGGGGCGGGGGAGGCACCGCACCTAGCTGTGTTACGCAATACATGCGGGACAACAACATCCGCCCCGACTGCATCGTCGTGCTCAGTGATGGGTACGTAGGCGATGACTGGGGCGGTGACTGGCCCGCACCTACGCTGTGGTGCCTTAACAGCAAACACATCAACGCCCCCACGGGGGTGACAGTACACATTTAATGGACAAACATTCTGATCACGCATACCGAGTAATTGAAGCCTCCTCTGGATGGGAGGTCACGGTGTTCCACAAGAATGAAGTTGTTGGACCCGTGACCTTCTTCTCAGAGGAGGCGTTGCCTGAGTGGATTCGCAGGGATGTGTCCTTGCTCAAGCTGGTAGATCAACACAGCCATGTGCCCGGTATCGGTCACCGCGTTGGGTTGGTCTACTGGATATTGCCCAACTCATCTACACACAAAATTTGGATTCCGTTATACGAGGGACTATGAATAATTGCCAACATCAATGGCAGGCCATACCCGGCCAGCCGCTTTACAAGTGTGCCCACTGTGGCATGTTCATGAGGATTGAGAAATGACTGACCGACAACTGATGCAGCAGGCGCTGGATGCCATTCACCTGTGGCACTGGACTGGTGAGACTCATTTGCTGATGCCCGTGCATGACGCCCTGCGCGATAGGCTGGCGCAGCCAGAGCAGGAGCAGGAGCCTGTGGCTTGGGTGTATCCAGAAGGCTTAGAGGCATTGAAAGCAGGTAAGCCGTGGACTGCATACGGAACACGGCAAGAACCCAACAACACTGCTTTGTATTTAAGCCCACAGCCAGACATTGCACCATACGCATGGGTGACATTTACGCCATACGGCGATGAGGATGATGTTTGGTATGAAAACCCCAAAGGTCAATTGCTTGAAGGTTGGACATACAAACCCTTGTATGACACCACCCCACCACAGCGCAAGCCGCTGACGGATGAGGAGCTTGAGCAAGTGTTTCCCGCTATCGCCACATACCACGAAGCAAACAAGACCCTGTACCGAAGCATTGCCCGCGCCATCGAAGCTAAGCTGCGCGAAAAGAACGGGGGTAACACATGACAGACAACATCAAACCATTTCTCAAAGCCACAACCCCTGACAACTCGGATGCCGTAAACATGCTGGAGCAGTGGTTGGAAGACGCCAAGTCTGGGGAAATCATCACGGTGGCTATTGTCGGCAAACGCATAGGCGGCGAATGGCAGACTGGCATGAGCAGCAGTCAGAACCGCCTTGAGGACGCCGCAATGCTCATTGAGTTGGGGATGCGTCGGCTTGGCTTTAACCAACAGAGGTAACACATGAGAAAGAGCTTACATCTGAATACTGAGTTCCTGCCGCGCAAGTGGCCATGCTTTGCTGTGGGGTTCGTTAGTAGCGGCAATGAGTTTGTACTGCACCTGTACCTGGTGTGCTTCCGTATTCGATGGGGGTATTGAAATGACCCAAGATGAAATCGTCAAGATGGCGCGGGAGGCTGGGCTTGTACGCACAGGAGACAAGTGGGTGGAGCCAGCGCGTTGGGGTGTAACTGAGCTTGTCCATTTCGCCGCCCTTGCCCGTGCTGACGAGCGCGAGGCGTGTGCAAAGTTCTTTGAAGATCACTGGCGCGAGACGTGGACGGATGAACAAGTTGCCGAAGCTATCAGAGCAAGGGGGCGAGATGCTTGATGACATACCAATCCAGAACACCGCCCGTGACAAGGCTTGGGCTGCGTTCATCAAACGCCAGCATGTTAAAGAGATGTTCCCACAAGAGTTTAAATTTCCGCTTGACCGTGGATACTACGAGCTATGGTGTCAGTGCTGGTCCAAGGCATGGAATGCCGGGTTCGTAGACGGATACAAAGCAGGAAAAAATGAAGCCACTCAGACTAACCCCGAACCAAGCAGCAGCCCTTGATGCGCTGTGTGAGTTTGGACAGACAGACCTCGCGGCACGACGGATGAACACCGACATCAAAGCCATCGAGAATTACGTGCGCTGTGCTATGCGCAAGAATGGCTACCCCAACAGACTCACGCTTGTACTGGCGCGAGACAGGGAAAACAGAGCAAAGGAGCAGACATGAAAGGTCATGGATTTAAAAACTTGGTAGCGGAAAATATATCCGCTTTGAAGTCTTACTTGGCTTCTGAGCGGCGCTTTGCAAAGCACAAAGCGATGTGCTGGCAATGCCAGAAAGACAAGTCCCGTAAAGGCGGGTACATAAAAACGTATCCGGGGATGTGCAAGTTCATATGCGCGGACTGCCTAGCTGCCAACGCCGCTAGAAAAGAAGCGGCGGCGCAAAGAACTGGTGGCCCTTCGCCCGAGTCGATGGTAAAGTAACCGCAGCTTAACAAAGCAAACCTCAACCACCTTCAACACAACATTCCTATGATCCCTACATCCAACCAACTCCCCCTCTTCAAAGACGACTGGACCCCTGAAGAAGAGGAAGCCTTACGCGCCTTGGAGAAGGTCGCTGATGACATGCAAGTGGGCGGCAACCACTACAAAGAGATGAACCCGCAGCCGTGGGAAGTCATGCAGGCCATCCTCACGCCCGAAGAGTTCCAAGGGTTCCTCAAGGGCAACATGATCAAGTACGCCATGCGCCAAGGCAAGAAGGACAGCCCTGATGGTGGCAAGTACTGGCACTACAGAAACAAGCTCAAAGAAGTCAGGGGTTGACATGGCAATGACCCCAGAGGCTAAGGTCAAGAAGCAGGTAAAGGCCGTCCTCGATGAGTTCTGTGCAAACAACAAGGGCTACTACTTCTTCCCCCCAGCTAACGGGTACGGAAGACAAGGCATCCCCGATGTGATCTGCTGCATCCAAGGCAGGTTTGTAGCCATCGAGTGCAAGGCGGGTAAAGGCATGACCACTATGCTGCAAGACCGTGAGCTAGAACACATCCGCGAGGCTGGTGGGCTTACCTTCCTCATCAATGAAAACAACGTGGATACGCTGCATGCGTATCTGATCCTTATAGGAGGTAACCAAGCATGACCGAAGAAAAATCATTCGTGGCTCTTGTGCTGGAGCGCATGGACACCAACCCAGAAGAGTTCATCGAGGGTACAGAAAAGTTCAGGTGGTCCACACTGCTGCATGCTATGCGCACACATGTGAACATCGCCAGCGAGTACCTCACTAGGGAAACCATGTCTTCAACCCGTTCAATGCTTGAGTGGGCGCTTGACAAAGAAGAGATGGATGCCATCGTTGCCAAGTACCGGGGGGTGTACCGCACCCACCTTAAGAAAGATTACTTGAGGCACATCCTTGCAGGTACTGAAACAGAGTACCGATATAGCGCCATAGGGGCAGGGCAGATTTTGAAAGCAAGCAAGACCCTAGGACCGCAGCAGAACTATGCCGTAACCAATAAACCTGTAGGCATCATCACCCCCGCCGCAATGCGGGATGAAGCAGAGCGGATACTGCAAACTGCCATAGACAGGGAAGCGCGAGAAGGTAATTGGGGGGCGGTGCCTTCCGGACCCTTCACAACAAACAACACAAGCTCATGAACATCATCACAATTGACTTTGAAACCTACTACGACCCGCATTTCAGCCTGACGAAGATCAGCACCGAGGAGTACGTTCGCTCGGAGCAGTTTGAGGTTATCGGGTTTGCCTACAAGATAGACGATGGCCCTCCCAACTGGGTGACAGGCTCTGATGATTTCATCGCGCAGCATCTGCGTAGCCTGCCTTGGAAGACATCGTTTGTGCTGGCCCACAACACCATGTTCGATGGCGCGATCTTGGCATGGCGCTATGACGTTACCCCCAAGGGCTGGCTTGACACGCTGAGCATGGGGCGGGCGCTGCATGGGGTGGAAGCTGGCGGCTCACTCAAGGCCATGGCCGAGCGCTACGGTGTGGGTGAGAAGGGTACCGAGGTGCATAACTTCATCAACTACAGACGCGAGTCATTTACCGCTGAGCAGCTTTATGCCTACGGGCGCTACTGCACCAATGACGTTCAACTGACCCGCTACATCTTCAACAAGATGATGGCGCTGAACTTCCCCTTGAGCGAACTCAAGCTCATCGACCTGACCCTGCGGATGTTCACTCACCCCGTGCTGGAGCTGGACAGTAGGTTGCTTGAAAAGCATCTGGAGGAAGTATCCGCAGCCAAGCAGGCGCATCTGGTCGGGGCGCTGCAAGCCATCGGGCACAAGGACTTGGCCGTCAAGCAAATCATCGGCAACGAAGAGATGAAGGCCGAGGTGCGCACAGTGCTCATGAGCAACCCCAAGTTTGCCGAGATGCTCAAAACGCTTGGGGTAGAGCCACCCAAGAAGATCAGCATGACCACGGGCAAGCAGACGTTTGCCTTTGCCAAAAGCGATGAGGCGTTCAAGAAGTTGCTGGAGCATGAGGACATCCGGGTGCAGGCGCTGGCAGCCGCAAGGATAGGCACCAAGTCCACGCTGGAGGAGACCCGGACCCAGCGGTTCATCGGGCTGGCAGCCCGGGGCAAGTTCCCCGTGCCATTGAAATACTACGCCGCCCACACAGGGCGCTGGGGAGGGTCGGACTCCATCAACTTGCAGAACCTGCCCAGCCGTGGGGCCAACGCAGGCAAGCTCAAGAAGGCCATCATAGCCCCGGAGGGCTACGTGTTCATCGACGCTGACTCCTCACAGATCGAGGCGCGGACCTTAGCATGGGAGGCAGAGCAGGACGATCTGGTGCAGGCGTTTGCCAATGGTGAGGATGTGTACAAGATCATGGCATCAGCCATCTACCACAAGCCCACCGAAGAGATCACAGCCCCCGAGCGGTTCGTTGGCAAGACCACAATTTTGGGCGCAGGCTACGGCATGGGTGGCCCCAAGTTCAAAGCCCAGCTCAAGACGTTCGGCACGGATGTGACTGAGGAAGAAGCCAAGCGAATCATCACCACCTACCGGGCGGCGTACCCCATGATCCCTGAGCTATGGCAGAAGTCCCATGAAGCCTTGAGATGCATGGTGCGGGGTCAGACCATGAAGCTGTGCCGCAACGGTTTGCTGACCATTGAGCCCAACGGCATCAAGCTGCCCAACGGGCTGTACATCCACTACAAGGGCCTGCGGGAGATGGCCGACGAGAATGGCAAGCGGCAGTTCGTGTACGACACCCGTGCAGGCCAGACAAAGATTTACGGTGGCAAGGTGGTGGAGAACTTTACACAGGCCGTAGCCCGCTGTATCATTGGCGATCAAATGTTAAAGATTGCCAAGCGGTACAAGGTTGTCTTGACCGTGCATGACGCCATCGGGATTGTTGCCCGAGAGGCTGAGGCAGAAGAAGCGCGGGCCTACGTGGAATCCTGTATGCGCTGGGTTCCGTCATGGGCCGAAGGTTTGCCAGTCAACTGCGAAAGCGGTATGGGTAAGAGTTACGGAGATTGTTGATGGTCACAACCAAAATCCCTGCGTGGTCCTTCAGCGGACTCAAGACGTTCACCACCTGCCCCAAGAAGTTCTACCACACCAAGATAGCCAAGGATGTGAAAGAGCCCGAGGGAGAAGCCGCCCTGTACGGCAAGGAGGTACACACCGCTGCTGAGAACTATGTCAAGGATGGAACGCCCATCCCGCAGAAGTTCATCTTCATCAAAAAGCCGCTCGATACCCTGATGAAAATCCCGGGCGAGAAGCTTTGCGAGTTCAAGATGGCACTGACCGAGAAGCTGGAGCCGTGCGACTTCTTCGCCAAGGATTGCTGGTTCCGGGGGGTGGCTGACTTGCTCATCATCAACCGTGAGAAGGGCACCGCCCGGGTAGTGGACTACAAGCTGGGCAAGTCCAAGTATGCTGATCTGGGGCAGCTTGAGTTGATGGCGCTGGCCATCTTCAAGATGTTCCCCGAAGTCAAGAAAGTCAAGGGTGCCTTGCTCTTCCTTTCTGAGGAGAAGTTGGTACCATCCGTGTACGAGGCAGAGCAGCAGCACCGCTACTGGGGCAACTGGATGCCCACTGTCACTATGCTGGAGGGCGCGTACAGCTCTGGCATCTGGAATGCCCGCCCCAACGGGTTGTGTAGACAATATTGCTGGGTAACCGAATGCACCCACTGCGGAAGGAAATAACATGCCCTACGTAAACAAGCCTCGCCCTTACAAGAAGGAATACAAGCAGCAGATCGCCCGTGGTGAGGGTGAAGCTGATGGTCGCCGTGCCCGTGAACGAGCCCGTGACCTGTATGACCGCGAAGGCATTGACCGTGCTGGCAAAGACATTGACCACAAGGTGCCGCTGAGCAAGGGTGGCAGTGCTGGCAAGAGCAACTTGCAGCTCAAGACGCCATCAAGCAACAGATCGTTTAGCCGCAACAGTGACCACACTGTCAAGGTAAACAAACCCAAGAAATAATTGGTTAGGCACACAGCCCGTAATGCGTGAGTGGGGCTGTGGGAGGTGCTGGTAGCTCTACCTTTTAACCGCGCAAGGCACTGACGATCCCCCCTTTCTGGGTCGGGTGGTGCCGGACACCTCGGAAAGACGAGGACCGCAACTTCATCGTGGATTCCACTTTGGAGCGATACCTCATTGGAGAGAAGCATGGAAATCATAGAAGGCAAAGCTTTAAAACTGCGGCTCAAGAACCCGCACAAGGTGCTCAGTGTCATACCAAAAAGCGTCCTGCTAGAGGATGGCCCGATCAGCACAGTGCTGGTCAAGTGGGGGCTAGAAGAAGCGCAGGTTCTGAAAAACCTACGCATTAAGAACGTGCCATCCCCCATCATCGGCAAGTACAAGTGGCCCGGTATCTACGAGCCGTTCGCTCACCAGAAACAAACCGCTGCGTTCCTGACCCTGCACCGCAGAGCCTTTTGTTTCAACGATCCCGGCACGGGCAAGACGCTCAGCGTAGCTTGGGCCTGCGACTACCTCATGCACCTCAAGCACCTCAAGCGTGTGCTCATCATCTGTCCCCTGTCCATCATGCAGTCAGCATGGCAGGCAGACCTCTTCAAAGGGGCAATGCACCGCAGGGTGGCCGTTGCCTACGGCAGCAAAGAAAAACGCACACAGGTCATCAACTCCGATGCCGAGTTTGTCATCATCAACTTTGATGGTGTAGCTGTGGTGGAGGATGTGATTGCCAACGCTGGGTTCGACATGATCATCGTTGACGAGGCCAACGCATACAAGACCGCTACCACCACACGGTGGAAGGTGCTCAACCGCATACTTAGGCCAAACATGTGGCTGTGGATGCTCACTGGCACCCCTGCATCGCAGTCACCGCTCGATGCCTACGGCATAGCCAAGCTGGTCAACCCATCGAACACCCCACGCAACTTCAACACATACCGCGACCATGTGATGCACAAGATCACTCAGTTCAAATGGGCACCAAAGGTCACGGCCAACGACACGGTAAGCCAGATGTTGCAGCCTGCCATCCGCTTCACCAAGGACCAATGCCTTGACCTGCCAGACATGCTGTACACAGTGCGGGACGTACCACTGACCCCGCAGCAAGAGAAGTACTACGAGCAGCTCCGCAAGCAGATGGTCATGCAGGCAGCGGGCGAGGAGGTCACTGCGGTCAACGCCGCAGCCAAACTCAACAAGCTCTTGCAGGTGTCATGCGGGGCGGTGTACTCAGACAACGGTGAGGTGGTGACCTTCGATGCAAGCAACCGCACTGCGGTGCTCAAGGAGGTGATCGAGGAGTCCAGCCATAAGGTGCTGGTGTTCGTGCCCTACCGGCATGCCATTGAAATCCTCTATGACGAGCTACGCAAGAGTGGCATCGCCACCGAAGTCATCCACGGCGGGGTATCGGCAGGCAGACGCACCGATATCTTCAAGCAGTTCCAAGAGCAACCTGAACCCCGGGTGCTGGTCATACAGCCTCAAGCAGCGTCACACGGTGTCACCTTACACGCAGCCAACACGGTTGTGTGGTGGGCACCCATCACATCGTACGAGACCTATGCACAGGCAAACGCTAGGGTTCACAGGGCAGGGCAGGTGAACAAATGCTTGGTGGTCAAGCTTCAAGGAAGCCCCGTCGAGAAGAAGCTGTACAAAGCGCTGGACTCCAAGGAGGAGGCGCAACTTGACCTCATGGAGCTTTACAAAGACACAGTAAAAGAAACACGAGGAGGTACTTGACAAGCTAAAGTTAAGGTCTATCATCAACCACTTGAACAGGAGAAAGCAATGGACGTTACCGCTGATAAGCTCGTTCGCGTTTACATCAAGATGCGCGACAAAAGAGCAGCACTGAAGGCCAGCTACGAAGCTGATGACAACCAGATCAAAGAGCAGATGGCGCTTGTAGAGCAGCACCTGCTAGAGGTCTGCAAATCGACTGGTGCTGAAAGCATCAAGACCGAACATGGCACTGCCATCCGCTCCGTGCAGACCCGCTACTGGACGGGGGATTGGGCTGCCATGCACAAGTTCATCCGGGACAACAATGCGCTGGACTTGCTGGAGCGGCGCATATCCCAGTTGAGCATGAAGACGTTTCTGCGTGAAAACCCGGACCTCATGCCGGTGGGTCTGAACGTGGACAACAAATACACTGTTACCGTAAGAAGGAGCTGAAGTGGAGAACGCAATCACTGTTGTGCAACTCGCACAAATCTTGCAAATATCCCAAGGAACCATCAGAAACATGATCAAGGAGAAGGACGAAACCAAGCGCATACCGTATGTGCGCATAGGCAAGAACTACAGATTTTTCCCCAGCGAGATAGCCAAGTTTTTTTCAATCGACCCCAAAACACTCAACATCAAGGAGTAACCCATGTCTGAAATGACCCTCTTTTCCAAAGGTGGCAACACCCTCCCCGCCCACCTGCAAAACCTTGAGCTGGATGAAACCACCCGCGCCCTCATGGGCGGCGGCAGTGGCAAGCGCATCTCCATCCGTGGCGGTGTGTTCCGCATGATTGTTGGTGGCAAGGAAGTCGCCCAGAACGACGACCGGGCCATGAACGTGGTGATCGTCAAGGCCGCAGAGAAGACCTCGCGTGGCTACTACGGTGGCACCTACGTGGAAGGCCAGAACTCGCAGCCCGATTGCTGGTCCAACGATGGCATCACCCCCGATGCCAAGGTCAAGAACCGTCAGGCCCAGAGCTGCCAGAACTGCCCACAGAACATCAAAGGTTCTGGTCAGGGTGACAGCCGCGCCTGCCGCTTCAGCCATCGCCTTGCTGTGGTGCTTGAGGGCAACATGGACGGTGATGTGTATCAGTTGACCCTGCCTGCACAGTCGATCTTCGGCACGGGTGAGGGCAGCAAGATGCCGCTCCAGCAGTATGCTAAATTCTTGGGCGGTCACGGCTTGCCTATCACGGTGGTTGCCACCGAGATGCGCTTCGATACCGCTAGTGCCACACCCAAGCTGACCTTCCGCGCTGTGCGTCCCCTGAGCCCCGAGGAGATGGTGATTGCCCGCAAGCAGGGTGCCACCCCCGATGCCCAGAACGCTGTGACCATGACGGTCAACCAGATCGACGGCGCTGCTCCCGCCAAGCCGCAAGGCAGCCCTTACCTCCCACCGGAGGAGCCCGAGGCAGAACTGCCCAAACCCAAAGCCAAGGCCAAGCCCAAGGCAGAGGAGGACGAAGAGCCGCAGGTCCGCGCTACCAAGAAGACCGAACCCAAGGATGTTTCCAAGGTGCTCGACGACTGGGCCGACGATGGTGATGAGTAAGTAGTTTCGGGGGGAAAGCGGATGCTGTGAACGATCGCGGAACTCGGTACGGTGAGTTCGGACAACGGCACAGACGCAGCGAGTACCCCCACCTTTCACCATTGGAGGATTGAATATGATCGGATACACGTTATCCACTGTTGCCAAGAACAAGGCAGCCGACCAGAAGAAAGTCGGTGTGCAAATTGGCGCACTGTGTATCAAAAAAGGAATCTCGGTTTCTGACATTGCCCATGTAGGGGGTGTAAGCACCGTGTGTGTTTACTCTTGGTTTGCTGGGCTGTACTCACCCCGGGAGGCCATAGCGAAGAAGTTGTTTAAGTACATAGAAAAATTCTGACGCCATGACCGTTACCGAGTTCCTGCAAGCGGTGCTTGCAGATAGCGGGACCTATTGCGCAGTTGGCATCAAGCAAGGCAAGTTACGTACTCGCTTTGTTGATGACACCGCGACACTGATGTTGGAGGTCGATGGCCTCCATGCTGCTCAGGCAGATACATACTTTGCAATGTTCTCATTTGACCCAGCGATGCAGCCGCAGCGCAGATTGGGTGACAACGCACAGCGAGTTAAATGCTTTTGGCTTGATCTGGATTGCGGCCCCGGCAAGGACTACCGCAACCGTGACGAAGCCATGGCTTCTTTGGGTCAGTTCTGTACAGACCTGAACCTACCAAGCCCCATCTGCATCAACTCCGGCAACGGGGTGCATGTGTACTGGGTGCTGCCCGAGACAATTGACAAGGCTACATGGCAGCCTGTAGCCAAGCGTTTGAAGGAAGTCTGTGTGGAGCGCGGCCTCCGTGCCGACCCCTCATGCACAACCGATGCTGCCCGCATCCTGCGGGTGCCAGAGACCACCAACTACAAGAACCCCAGCGCCCCGCTGCCCGTGGAATACATCTGCGGTGATGGCAAGGTAACCCTCATCGAGTTCGCGCAGGCCCTTGGTGCCCCGGCAGCGGCCGAGAAGGCACCGTCCGCTTTGCCCTTTGATATCCCTGAGCATCTGAAGTCAGCGGAGATGGACAGCACCACCCGGGCGCTGATGAACAACAACACCTACAGGTTCAAGAAGATCATTGAACTGAAGGTCGATGGGTGCGCTCAGATCAACAAGATCACAGCAGAGCAAGCCACAACCGAAGAGCCGATATGGCGGGCGGGCCTGTCCATTGCCCAGCACTGCGTGGACCGTGACGAAGCTATCCATGAGATATCCAACCAGCACCCAGCGTATGACCGGGGCGAGACTGAGCGCAAGGCTGAGCTGACCAAGGGGCCATACACCTGCGCCATGTTTGACTCGCTGCGGGACGGGCTGTGTGGGGACTGCAAGCACAAGGGCAAGTTTGGCTCCCCGATTGTGCTGGGCAAAGAGATAGCTGAAGCCACTGAAGAGGACAACACCGTTGTGCAGGTGGACTCCGAGTCAAAGGATGTCCGCACATACAACATACCTGCATACCCATTCCCGTTCTTCCGGGGTAAGTACGGTGGGGTGTACCGCAGGGCTGACCCGAACAAGGCCGACGATCAGGACAAGCTGATCTATGAAAACGACTTCTACATTGTCAAGCGCATGGACGACCCGTCCTTGGGCGAGGTCTTGTGGGCTCGGCTGCACCTGCCAAAAGATGGTGTGCGCGAGTTCTCTATACCGCTTGCAAGTGTGATGTCAAAGGACCGGCTCCGTGATGCTGTAGCAGCAAAGGGGATGCCGATGATGAACAAGGGCTTGGATGAGTTGATGGTCTACATAGCCCGCTGGGTAAAGGAATTGCAGAGTATGGGACAAGCAGAAAAAGTGCGCAGCCAGTTTGGCTGGACTGACGACAAGACGTTTATCTTGGGTGACCGCGAGATCACCCCCACCGGGGTCAAGTACAGCCCCCCAGCAAACTCAATTTTGCACACCTGCTCATTGCTGACCAAGAAGGGTGAGATGGGTGAGTGGAAGTCGGTGGTCAACTTCTACAACAACAAGGGCATGGAAGCACAGGCGTTTGCCTTCTTGCTGGGCTTCGGTTCCGTGCTGATGCCGTTCACACAAATCCGTGGTGGCATCGTCAACCTGATGAGTTCGGGTTCTGGCACAGGCAAGTCCACCGTGCAGATGGCGATCAACAGCATCTGGGGGCACCCGTTCGACCTGCTGATGCAGAGTGAGGATACCTACAACGCAACGATTCATCGCTTCGGTGTGCTCAACAACCTGCCAGCAACCATCGACGAGATCACCAACATGAAGGAGGAGACGGTATCGCATCTGGCGTACGCCGTCACGCAAGGGCGGGGCAAGAACCGCATGGAGTCACAGCGCAACGAGGAGCGGGTCAACCATACGTTCTGGCGGCTCCTTGCCATCACATCATCGAACAGCAGCTTGTATGACAAGCTGTACAGCCTGAAGGAGTTTCCTGAGGGTGAGATGATGAGGATCATTGAGCTGAAGATCAGCAGGGACACCAACTACAGCAAAGAATACACGGACACATTGTTCGGAAAGTTGCAGGGGAACTATGGAATTGCTGGTGATATTTTCATCCGTCATGTGGTGGAGAACCTGCCTGATGTGCTGGATGTGCTGCGTGACGTACAGCTTCGGCTGGATGCTGCTGCTGGACTTGGGCAGCGGGAGCGATTCTGGTCTGCCATCGGGGCTCTGGCGATCACGGGTGGGTTGATCTCCGCTGAGCTGGGCTTGCACGACATTGATGTCAAGCGCATCTTCAACTGGCTGGTGGCTTTCCTACGTGTAGGAAAAGGCGAGGTCAAAGCCGCTGGGTCTACCGACAGCACAACCTATCTGGGCGCTTACATTGCGGCCAACATCAATAACATCTTGATAGTCCACGACAACGCCGCAGCCAACGGGCTGCCAACCCCACCGATACGTGAACCCAAAGGTGAGCTACTCATCCGGTATGAGCCCGACACCAAGCGTGTGTTCCTTGTGCAAAAGAAGTTCAAAGAGTGGTGTGCCAAGAACCAAGTCAGCTACCACGAAACGATAGCAACCTTGCGCAACGAGGGGGTGTTGATCGAGTCCACCAAGAAGCGCATGGCCAAGGGTACGCTCATGGCAGCTACCCCGGTCAACGTGCTGATGATGGAAGACCCAGTTAACCGTCTGTTCGACATTGATGACATCGTTGCCAAAGCCCCGCAGGATTGAGACTGAGGGGGTTACGATAAACATCAAGTGGGAGAAGTTCGTACCGGGCTCCTCCTTCTTCATCCCTTGTATTGACACAGCGCGAATAGCACAACAGCTTGCCGATGCCACACGGACGATGGGTTTCAAGGTGGTGACCCGCACACACGCCGAAAACGGTAGGTGGGGTATACGGGTGTGGCGAATCCTGTGATAATTGCGCTGCTTCTCCTTGAGTTTTACCCCCGGGCAACCCCCGGGGGATTTTTTATTTCTGCTCGTCTCGGATGAGCTTCTTGAGCTGGCGGACGTCAGACAGCACTGACTTCTCTTCCTTGCGGATTTCATCAATCAGTTGCCGCCGCTCGGTGCCGCTCATCTCCCCCACCACATCAGCAGTGCCCTGCTCGTAGAGCACCCGCTCCTTGCGCAGGTTGGATAGCTCAGTCAGCAGGCGGTTGACTTCCGGCGCTGCGTCGATCAGTGCGTAGTTCTTTTCAGCAAACTCATCGGCTGCCGCAGGGTCAGTTTTCTGTAGCGCGTTGTACCCGTTGCGGGCCTTCATGACCTTCTCACGCAGGTCATAGAACTCAGCCTTCTCGCGCCCACCAATGGTGTCGTACCGCACAATGCTTGCAAAGGGTAGTTGGTAGAGTGGCCGGTCAGGGCGGGTGGGGTTGAGCACCGCGTCGGTCATCATCAAGCCAGTAGATGCTGCCATACCGAACAGCCCGCGCAGGTAGTTGTCGACCACGATGGGGGATACATCAGCGGCCTTGCCCATCAGCTTGGCCAGCTCAGAGGTATCTGAGAGGTACTGTAGCCCTGCGGGGCGGTCCTTCATGGAGGACGGCACCAACTCACGCTGCATGAAGAACGAGTAGTTGGTTATGTGCTCAAGGAATGGCTTGATCGTGCTGGGCACCGCAGTGGGGCTGGTGTACGCGCTAAGCGCACCCTTGAGCAAGCTGCCCAACGCTTCCGACACGGCTTGCTCTTCATCAGTGCCGTAGCGGTTCAGGTACCCAATGATTCGCTCAGGGATGGACTTGAACAGGAAGCCAATCTCTTTTGGCACCGGCAGCTTGTAGCCGCCCGGGAATATCCAGTTGTTGTCACGCACCTCTTCGATGGTGCCTTCGTAGTCGTCATCGCCCGACATCATCGCGGCGTACATAAACCCAAACCCCATCATGATACCCATGCGGCTGTAGAACAGCTTGCGGGCTGCGCTACGCTCGGCGGCAGAGGAGGAGTCGATGCCCGAGGCTGAGCGGTACAGCACATCCATGCCCTGCGCATAGGCGTTGAAGAACGGGATTATCTTTGTTGCGGTGCGCATCGTGCTGCTGCTACCCCTGCGGCTGAAGTTAATCAGCTCACGGGCGCGGGTCTGTGCAAGCTGCGCATCACCCTTTGTCTCCCGCATAGTTTCGTCAAACACTGCTGAACGAGCGGCAAGGTCAGATGCCTTGGTGATCTTCTCAAGGAAGTGGATGATGTTCGCGCCTGTGCTGCGGGCGTCGATACCAAGTTCATACCGCATGTCTTGAGTGGGCCGCACAAGGTTGGAGTCATAGTCACCCACGATACCGTAGGACTCCATCTGCTGGACCGCAGGCGACTTGCGCCCAGTCAACTCGCCGAAGAAAATCCGTGGGAAGTTGTACAAGGTCTTGATTGCCACAACCACAGGGCGCTCGACGCCTGAGTAGAACATGGCCCGCTGTGCGTCATCGAGCACCTGCTTGGCAGCAAAGGGTGGCATGGCCGTGATGGACAGGCGTAGCACACGGGATACAGCCGCCAAGGCGTTGATGAACCCATTGGTGACCTCTGGGGCTTGCTGGAACGCCGCTAGGTCGTAGGGGTTCTGCACCTCGTAGTAGACCGGCTCACCGTTCTTGTACAGGCGAGGCACCACAAGACCCGGGTTTTTGGTGGCGTCCGGTGACGGCACCTTCTCAGCGTACCCACCAAGCCGCATGATCTCCAGCGTTTTCACAGAGGCTTGGTTGCGCAGGCTCTCCGAGATCATGTAACCCATGCGTTCGGCAAAGGCATCCAGCACGTTTTCCACCGGGCGGCCATACGAGCCGACCAGCTTGGGGATGTTGCGCAGCACAGCAATACCCTTGCCACGGATGACGTAGGGGGTGCCTGTGCCTTCGTCCTCATCGAAGATGCGGTTGAACGGCACGTAGTCCTTGGCAGAGTTCCATGCGTCAGCTTGCTGCTGCGATATGCGCCCCGTGGCCACCATGAGCTTGATAGCCCGCTCCCGGATGATGTTGAGGTCATCAAGTATGGCTTTGGCCTCAGGGGAGTTGTCAAGGATGCGCTTGGCCTCAGCCATCTGCTCCCGGGTCATGGACACTTTGAAGCCTTGCTTCTCAAGCCCATACAAGCGGTTACCCTCCAGCAGCTTGCTGAAGAACTCCATGGACTTCTGCGGGTCCATGCTATTGGTTTTGCCAAAGTCAATGACAGCCTTGAACACACTGACTACAGACTCTTTCTCTTTGGTGATTTTCACCAAACCATCTTTGTCAATCTCGATGCCACCCATGTGCAAGAAGGCTTGGGTCACCTTGGCATGGTCGTCGGCTTGGCGCAGCAGCACCTCGTTGTTGAGATTGCCAAACGAGTCACGCACACCCTGCGAGAAGTATTGACTGGTCTTTGACAGAACCGTGGAGTACTTGTCGGCAAGATGCTGCCTGAGCCAAGGCACTAGCCCCGCAGCCTTTTGCGCTTTGCGGACACCCTCATAGCCTTGCTTGATGACGCTGGCTTCCTGCTCAGGTGGCAGAGGTGAGGCAGCGGACAGCTTGTTGATGTAGTCAATGTCCTCCTGCGGCATAGTGCGGGAGTAGCGGATGTTGGGATCAGGTTCCTCCTGCCCTTTAGCTACGCTCAGCTTCTTCTGGGTCTCAGTCAGTGACCCGGCCCGTGTATCGGTGAACGCCTCGACACCCATCGCACCTTTGATGAGGAAGCCGATCTGGTCAGGGGTGAACGTGCCCACACCAAAGTTGGTACCGAAGAGCCGGTTGAACGTAGCCTGCACTGCCGCACGGATGCGGTTGTACATGAGGCGCAGCGGACCAGTCTTGGCCAGCTCACCCGATATCTCTGCTTTGACCAGCTCTTCGGCAAAGTAGGCCAGAGCCTCGTCACGATAGACCTCTTCACCCCGGGCGATATCTTCTTTGGGGATGCGCCCAAGCGCACGTTGTGCAAGTGTCCGCTCTGGGGAGCTGGTCTTGCTGGCGGCCATGTCAAGGATGCGCTGTGACAGTTCCTTGTACTGCTTCTCACCCAGCAGGTTCTTCAGGCCCAAGTGGGCACCCACCTCGTGGATCGCAACGGCTATAGCCTCACCCTTGCGGATACCGGCAGCGTAGAGCACAACGGTCTCGCCGTTGTACACGCCCCCCACGGTGGCATCGCCATCGGGTGATATGGCCTCAAGCCTGACCTTGCCGGACTTCAGCAGGCGGCGCAGCAGGCCAGCCAGCAGCCCGGTGCCGTTGGCGATATCGGCCTGAAGACTGGCGAGGTCTTGCTGAACCTTGCCAGCGGTGGGTTGCACAGACTTGCGTTCTTCGGCCTTGGTGACCTTCTTCTCAGGGGGAGCGCCACGCTCTTCACGACCCTCCATCCCCCGGGTGGACGGCTCACCCGATGCCACGGGCACCTTGACCTCTACAGTGACCGTGCCGGGGGTGGTCAGCGCTTTCGCCAGCTTCGGGTCGTTGTCAGGAATGACAAACATCATGCCGCCATTGAGGTCGGCAATGTTGGGTATTAGCTTGTCCTTGATGACTGCGTTGTCTAGGTTCCAGCAGCCGTAGGTGACGCGGCTTTCTTCAGCCTTACCAGCGGCCAGACGCTCAGCGCGTTTCTCCTTTGGGTCACCCAAGTAGACCGAGTGGATGGCGATATAGCCCGTGCCATCGTAAGTCTCCACAAGCCTGAAAACGGTACCGTACTCTGTGCTTCTAGCTACTGCAAGTTTGAACTTACCCGCAGGGGTAATCTTGGGGCCACCCTCCAGCGAGGACTTGCCCAGCACATCGCCGGTATCCTTACCGGTCAGGGTATTGGCACTGACGATCAGCGATCCATCAGCCTTGAACGCATGCATCTTACCGTTGGGCTTGTCACCGACGATGAAGCCCTTGCCAGACTCCTTGGCGGCGGGGGCCATGGCCTCGTAGACCTTCTGCGCTTCGGCAGACATTGACCCTTTGGCATTGGCAGGTACTTCAGCTCGTACTTCTTGCGTGGCCTGAATGGTCTCGGGAAGGTTGAACTGGAAGTGGCTTGCGGTCAGGCCCGGGTTGAAGATGATGCCGATAGCCAGCACCCCTTCAGAAACCGCTTTGATGGCGCTGCGGATGGACTTGGCGACCGCATTCGCACCCTTGGTGACGTAGTTGTATACGTCCTCGCGCAGCTTGGTTAGGAACTCGGCGCTATCGCGCTTGCTGCCGTAGTGCTGCTCAAGCTTGGTAACCTGTGGCGCAGGCAGTCGGGCCAGACCCGCATCCACAAGCTTGGTCTCGCCTTCAGACAGAATCCGGGTCTCGCCCTCAATGGTCAGCGGCTCACCCTTGGCAATCTGCTCCTTGGTGTATTGCAGGGCGAATTGCAGCTCAGAGATAACATCTTCGGCCCCCATGTCCCGGTCCTTGGACATGTCTTCAATGGCCCCCATTGATGCGGCATCAATCAAACCCTCCCGGCGCAGCTTGCGGGCGAACTGGACCACCTGCCCCTTTTTGGTGTCCGGGTCAAGGTAGTAGTCTTCGAGATCATCAATGGCTTTATTGATGGGCTTTGAGGCTTCCGAAGCCCCAGCCTTACCAGCAATCTTGCGGCCCTTTACTGGAGCAGACTTTGGCTTGCCAGATACTGCTCCCGTGCCAGCAGGTTGCTCAACAAGAACCAATCCCCGTCCGACAGCTCCTTGAGGTTCTCCGGTGGTGGGGGCAGGTCCGGCTCCGGGTTCAGCAGGCTGGGCTCCGGCAGGCTCACTAGGTACTGCCACGCTTGGCTCACCTCCTCTGGGCTCAGTGTCTTGCTTAGGCACACTCGGCGCGGCAGGGGGCGGTGCTGGGGCTTTTGCTGGTTGTTCTGGTCGTCCACTTTCAACTCCTTGGAATTCGGGCCGTTGCAAGAAGGTACCAACCCGCTCGACGATGTTGGGGCTGAGCGTGGGGCGCTCAAGGTACGCTTCCAGTTTGGTCTTGACTTCAGCGGCCTGCGCTGGATCACTAATGTCCTTGCCAACAATACCCCCATCGGTTTTGAATAGGTTGGCCGTAGGGCCAATGCCCAGCAGCGAACGCAGGTTGAGGTCGAGTTGTGGCGCTATGGTTTGCAGCGTGGGTGCTTGGCGCACCGTGGGCTCAGGAACTGGCGGCTGTGTAACTTGAGGAGCAGGCGCAGGCGTTGGTGCTGTTGCGGGCGCAGGCGTTGGTGCTGTTGCGGGTGCTGTTGCGGGTGCTGTTGCGGGTGCTGTTGCGGGTGCTGTTGCGGGTGCTGGAGCAGGAGCAGGGGGTGGTTGGTTGAACGCGGACTGCGCAGCAAGCTCTTCCTCGCGGATTTTGCCTTTGTCAGCTTCGATGTCCTTTGCCCGCTTTTGCTGAGCAAGGTCAAGGTCATACAGCACACGATCACGGATATCCTGATCGATCTTGCGCATGTAAGCTTGCAGCTCCGGTGTGAGCTGCTCTTTGGGAATCGCCCGCAGCATCTCGCGCTCTTGCACAAGCTCTGCATAATCCTTGAGCGCATCGATACCCATATCGAGCTGGCCTTCTTGGGCCACAGGCGCTGTAACTTCTGGCGCAGTTTCCTTTGGGGGTCTAGGTGCCCGGGGCGCAGCGCCGAACAACTCCCCTTGTGGGGCACCCTTGGCAGCTAGCTGCGGGCCGCGCTCTTCTTGACGGCGGGCCAGATCAACGTCAAGCTCAGATATGCGGTCGTTGATCTCAGCGCGGCGTTCACGGGTTCCGGGGGAAGCATCACCCCTGAGCGACTCCAGCTCAAAGCTAAGCGCCCCACGTTCGGTGATTACATCTTCTTCCTTGCGGGCTGTCTCCAGTGGGAGTTCGGGAACGCCCTTGGCTGTTGCCTCTTCGCGGGTAAACCCCGGTTTGGGTACAGGCTTACCCTGCGTATTCAGCGCTACGGTGCGGTCCTCTGCGAGTGATGGCGCAGGCGCTTCAGGCGCGGCACGTTGCAAGACGTTACCCTGCAAATCCTTTTCGGGCAGCATGGGTTTGGGAGTTTCCGCAGCGGGGAAGAGCGCCCCTTGGTCCCCGGTAAATCGGCGGACCTGTGCATCCCGTATGTTTTTCTGTTCCTCTTGCTTAGCAAGGGCATCCGCACGGGCCATCGCCTCTTGCTCTTTGGCAGCTTTCAGGCGCTGCTCAGCTTCAGTGGGCCCGCCCGGTTGGGTTGTAGGGCCCTTGGCGCGGCGTCCAAGAGCCAAGTCAAGCACACCCTGCACCAGCGCACCCGTAGCGCCGCCGTAGCCCGCAGCCTCACCTACCCCCTCAATGACTTCCTGATCGGGCTTGTAGACGCCTTTGGCAATCAGGTTCTGTGCAATATTGGACGCAGCTTCCTGAGCGGCTTCCTCACCACCGGCAGCGAAAGCGCGGCGTATGTATGCCAGTGCCCCATTTGCTGCGGGAGCGCCAAGGCGTTGAATAATTCGGAAGATGGGCAAGGCTTCAGTGGAGCCCACAAGGGCTCCATAGCCCGTAGCCTCTGCGCGTTGGGCTGCTGTAGCACCCCCCTCTTCGGCCCGGGTACGCGCTTCACCAGCACCAGCACCGACGCCGGTAGCCACAGCGCCAGCAATACCCACAGGACCAAGCGCCGCCATACCCAAAACAGGTAGGACAGAACCCACAGATTCACCAAACTTGCGGCCAACGGTGTCTTCGTAGCCGGGGGCGGCAGCCAAGGGAGCTTTGGCTGCGCTAGCAATTGAGGATATCTTCGCCCGGGCAGACTTCTCAAGGTCTTCAGGTAACAGGGCAGAAGCACCGGTAGCCGCGCTTTCGAGCAGGTTTACAGCACCGGGGAGCAGACCCTTGCCAAACTCTTTGACTTGCCCGCCAAAGGTAGTGGGCTGGCTTGAAGCTACAACCCGCTTAACCGTTGCCTGAATTACGCTCGGGTCCGTGCCGTCTGGGAATTCTAGAATTCGTCCATCGGCAAGTTGTGCTTCAATAGCCATACGCTACCTTATTTGATTGGGTTCCCCTGCGCGTCAAAACGCATCCGGGTATTACCGCCAGCCGCAGGTGCGGTTGAGGGCGCGCCCTCAAGTGTAATTCCAAACTGGCGGTATTTCGCTGCTTGAATTTCGCGCAGGCGATCCAAATCGGTTTGCCGCTTTGCAGGGTTGACAGACGACTCAAGACGCTTTTTGATGGCTTGAGCTTCTGGGTCTCTCGTAAAGGCATCCTCAGCCATTTTCACCGTCTTGTCGTCAGCGCCTGAAGCTCGGGCCGCAGCAGTTGCAGAAGCTTGAATGCGAGCAACCTGAACATCCTTATCCCGCTCAAGCTGTTTCTGCCGAGACTCCTCGGTGAGCTTTTTACGATTCTCTGCAACGTCAACATCCTTAGTACGGGCTGTAGAACCCAGCGTAGCTACATCTTTGTTCAGACTTGCTTGCGTGGTATCAAAGTCAATTTTGAGCTTCTTGGCTTCTTGCGTGAGCTTCTCGTACGCTTGTACGTTGCCTTGGGCAAGAGCCATTTGCGCTTGGTCGTTGAGTGACCTGATCTCCATGAGCTTCATGCTCTGCTGGTCACGCAAGTCTTTGCGCTTCAAGTCCTCTTCGCGCTGGCTGCGCTCGACCTTTTGCACGGCTTCAATGCCTTGCGCTCCGGCGTTACCGAAGCTGCCACGGCCCATACCACTGATGAAAGTCAGCAGGTTGTCGAGCTGCCGCCCTTTGTTGGACTCCGCGTAATCGGTGTCTTCCTGGGCACGGCGGGCTTCAATATCTTTGAGGCGGGCCTCAGAGGTCTCAAATGGCATTTTACCGCCCGGTATCTGGCTGCGGATGCCCTCGGTCATGCGCTTGATGTAGTCCTCTCGGCTTTCCTGCGGACCGCCATACGGGTTTTGAGCGCTTGCAAGCTGCTTCATCCGTTTGTATTCTTCGGTCGCGCCAAGGGCGTCTTCAAGGTTAAGACCGGGGGCCTGATCCGCAAGGCTAATACCCGCGTCAACGGGAGGTCTTGCTGCGGCTGCGGTTTGGGCTGGTTTTACCACCGGGGGCGGTTTTCCCCCCGTTGATGCGCGTTGGCCCTGTGCCATAGCGGGTAGATTGCTGGTGGATGCGCCCGCAGCTTTGAATGCTGCGTTGATCGCATCTTGCCCCTCTATACTTGCTTCACCTGTATTGGCAGGGGCGGCTGGTGCGGGTTGTAGCACAGCTTGCCGCTGCGCTGCGCGTTCACTTTCGCGTTGCGCTGGTACGGTTCCTATTGTCGGTCCGGTGCTTTGCGCTGATTGAACCACTCGTGCAAGTAGCGCCGCACCCGCAGGACCTGCCTTACGGGCCGCTTCTTCAGCAAGCTTGGGGTCTTGCTGGTAAAGGCGGGTAAGTACTCGAATGTCTATAGGCTGCGTCACAGCACGTTGCGCAGCCGCTTCACGGTTTTGCCGATTCATGCGGTCGTACGCGGTTTCGTACGCCGGGGGAACTACCGACCCTACCGGCTTATCTCCGTTAAACCCCACAATGCCACCGTCAGCCATGCCAAACATGTCTTCTTTGACCGGTAGGGAGTCAATGCCCCCGGCTTCCGGCTGCTGCTCGGGTGGCGCAGGCTGAGGTATCCGGGGAGGCTGTGGGGGTTGCTGCTGCCCCATGAGTGCCATGATGCCCATCTTCTGCTGAAGCTGGTCCTTGACCGTGGATGCGGACGCTTGGGCTGCGCCCTTGGCCAACTGGTCCATCATGCCCTCAGTCTCGCGGCGCTTAAGTTCAGCAGCAGCAATGTACGGGGGCACCGTAGTAACCTGACCGTTCATGGCGGCGTTCAGATACTGCATGGTTTGTGCGGAGTTGGGCAACTCCTGCACACGGCTTTGAATTTGTACGAGGTTCATTTAACCAGCCCCATCTGCTTAAACAGCGCAATGATTGTTCCCGAGTTCTTCAGATAGTCAGTGATTGGGTTGGTATTGGCTTCCGTTGTGCTGGAGCCCACCGGCAGCTTCTGAAGCATCCCGATCTTGTATTGGGCCATCTCTTTGTCGTAGTCACGCTGCTTTTCAAACTCAGTCTTGTCAGCGGCGATGCCTTCGGCCTCAATGTCACGCTGAGTTTTGCCAAGATTTGCCATATCGCTCAAAAGACCCTTGCTGAAGTCCGCGCTGTAGACGCGAGATGCCTCGCTGGCTTTTTGCGCATCCATGTTGCGCCCTTGCTCAGTGTTGAACTGCCCCATGGCTTTGTCGTAGGCCGTGGCGTAGCCCTGCCCCAGCACATCGGACTGCTTGGACAGCAGGTTGCGGATGCCCTCTGACTCCATCAG